GCTACTGCTTCTGCAGGAGCTTCTTCAACAGCTGGTGCTTCCTCTGCGGGAGCAACTACTGCTGTGTCTTCTACGGTTGCTTCTGGTGCTACTGCATCTTCTGCAACTACGTTTTCTGTATTTTCTGACACTTCTTTACCTCCTTCTATGTCTGCCTGTTTTGCAATTTGTGTTTCAGGCATTGACAATCTTGACTTTTTATGTAAATCAAGAATCTTATCTATTTCTTTTGCTTTGTTAACATCGTTTGATTCTACCCAACCGATCAATGTTGCAGGCTTCCCTGTAACTGGTGAATCATATGATGACTCTGTTGATACAAATACTGAATCAGTATCTGCACAATAAAAAATATTTTCTGCTACAACTTCTGTTGCCATTCCTTTAAATACTAGCTGACCATTCATTTTCTGAACAGACAAGATGTTGCATAGCTCGTTTGCTGGTGAGTCAACTACTGACAACTCCATCAATGAGTATTCTTTAATAAATCTAACTGGCTTACCAGTTGACTTGTTAACTTCGTTTTCTGAATCCGTAATCTTTCCGCCGATTGAGAATCCTGCCAGAGTTCCATCAAGAATCTTTTCCCAAGTATCTTGTGCACCCTTTGAGATGTATGCATCAACATACACTCCATTATAAAATTCTTTTGTTGTTGGATCGTAAAATGTTTCTGGCTTAAATGAAACCATTTTGCCAACCGCATTTGATCCATGCATCTCACGAATATTTCCACGGAAGCTTTCGAATGCCTTAAGGCTTGCTTCTGCAGTAACAACATCACCAGTCTGATCAAGATTGTCTAACGTTGCAAATCCTGAGACTGTTCTTTTTTCACGGTTAACTTTGGTAAATGGCACGGACAACGTAATGTTGTCGCCATGCGAAGACCAAAGAGATTTCTCAATATTCATATGCTTAATTTTATAACGTTATTGTATATAAGGCAAATAATGGTTGAGTAGGGTCAGTCGACTTGTCTTCCGTCTCCCTGAGCATTTCGGCCTTCTCCAGAAATATCGGGTGAATTTGCCGACCTTTCTGAATCTCTATTTCTAGTTTTTCCTGCCTGTGCTCTGACCTCTGCCTGTTGCTGTGGCTTTAATTGCACAACTTGATCCCCGCCATCAATGGGAACCATACCCATTCTAATTCTAACTTCATTAGGGGTAATTACCTGCATTCTCAAATATCTCTCATCGATCTTAGACTGAGTATCTTCGTCTGTCAAAGTAAGCTCATTAAATTTAAGAAGTAGGGCATCTGTCATTTCTTCAACAATTTTATTTAATTTCTTTTCTAAATTCATTTGAGCTGGACGACAGACCTGCTCTCTAAATGTCTTATCGGCATCTCGTGCTACTGCTAAATTAACTCCCTCTGGAGTTCCAATTTTATTAATTGGTACACGGTGAGATAATAGAATTTCATCTCTATTAGATTTACGATATACGTTAAACGAAGACTCTTGGGTTCCTGCCTCAATTGGCTCCATCTTAAATTCAACCTTTGAATCTGGTGAATCTGGTGGAAGTGGAATATATAGAGACCTGTGGTTCTTGCCTCTTAGTCCAACCTGGAAAAACTCAAGTAGCTTGCGCTCTGATTCAGAAGAAAGCTTTGCTCCCTTTACCGTAATAATATATCTTGGTACAGCTTTATTCTCAAAGTAGTCAAGGTTATATTTTCCAGCAAACTCATTTCCAGCCATAGCATTTGATGACGCTACGATATCTGGAATACCATAATAGTTATTTGTTGGAGTGTACTTCTTTAGATGAATAATTTCATTAGGTCTATCTAGTCCGCCTGCGATTGGGTTCTCTGTTTCTTGATCTCCAAAGTTTCGGAAGAATACGGCCTTGCCATAAAGCAATTGAATAAAGCCATCACGAAGACGGCGTACACGCATAGTCTTTGCTGGGATATGTCCAATATATCCTATCTTGCCAGCAGAGGTTCTACCAATTTCGATATAACCATTTCCTGTTGCCTCTACATCTGTATAGGCCTTAATTAAAGTTTCTGTAAATGTTTCTTCTTCGTTACACTCTTCTAGCCACTCATACAAGTCTTGGCGAAGTCTGTTTAACTTTCTACGTGCTCTCTCTAAAGATTTTTCGTCTGTGATATTATCAAATGCCTCTTGTGTTTTTCTTGTTTCGATAAAGTCATGTCCGAGACCTACAATGTTTGAAACCTTAGCGTTAATAGCCGCATAGTTGTATGGAGAAATTTCATAAATAGTTGAAAGGTAATCTAGATTATATGGAGGCTCAATAAGATCGAACATTGCATAGCCAGTAATAGCTTGTGCAAGTAGGTTCTGTTGGGTCTCTGTTCCGTCAATTCCTTGAAATCTTTTTTGAAGGTCACGATTCATTTTTCTTCTAAATGATGCGCCAAGGCCAGAGACCTTTGTTAACTCTTCGCCTTCGATTTTAAATGAGTCTGTGCTTGTTGTCTGTATTGGAGAATTAAACTTCATCCAGTCTGCTACGTTAGATATAGCAATCTCGTTAGAATTTTCGTCTTGAACTTCAATCATCTTAGGCCACCCATTTTTTTCATTTCGTCTTTATAGTTTCCGATATCCAAAGGATCTGGAACTAGTCCCCACTTAAGTCTTTGCTGTTGCTCTTCGTATTCTTCGTCATTAATCTTTCGTCTTGCTGAAAGAAATTTAGGCCCGCCTTCATATATACCGTATGAGCGAACTTCTCTAGCCAAAGCATCGACTCTGGATCTATTGCCTTTTCTGGACGTGACCGAAAGAAAGTTCCCATCATCATCTCCAATCCAGCGTCCGTCTGGCATTTCCCAGACATAGATTCCTAGAGTAGACTCTTCTACCTCTGTCTGTCGGACATTTTTAATATTCATAGAAGTTTATTTTACCACCACTTGCTGTCTAAGTCCAGCTTTTTGTCATGCAATGTGACAAAATTATAAGCTTTGTAGCACTACCCAGTCATTATCATAGTACTCTGAAGCTAATTCTGTAACTTGAATGGCTGGATCAGATACTAATGCGGAGGGTCTCCCACAATATAAATTAAAGTGGTCTAAAGCCTCTGAAGATGTAATAGATCTATTATATATTGCTATATTATTATATAAATTATCTGGTCCACCAGAGACCTCATAATTAAATTTAAGCGTTCCAGTAACTGGTGAGGTAAATACTAGAATAATATGATGTGGCTCTCCTGCCACTAGGAAATTGCTTATATTGGTCTGTGAGGTCTTATCTACCCCATTGACGTAAACTTTGCTTATAGAGGCCTTGGAGACCGTTCCTGACCCATTCCAGGCATACTTAGTGCCAGTAGTTGTTTCAAAGAATAATGTGTTTGCCCCTGTTGTTTTAGGAGTAAAAAATAATTCTACTGTATTTATGTTTAATCCAGTATTGATATTAAATCCATATCCTGATGCTGGTCTAATTCCATTTGTATAATGTCTAATTAAAGGAGAATAATTTACAGACCCCACGCTAAAGGGATTAGATGAGTTAATATAGTTATTTGAATTATCTGAATATACTAAAGACTCTCTGTAGAATTTAATGGCAAAGAAGGAGAGCCTTGGAAGGAACTTGCTGGCATCTGTTGTAGTCATAGTAATTCTTGTATAGAGAAGACCGCTTGAATTAAATGATCCCGCCTTATATTGAGGAATAGCATCTCCATTAACGCATGGCAAATATGTGGCTCCGTCCACGCTTGTCTCAACACTTATTCCTAGATCATTTCTCCATTCAATTTTTGAATTGGTAAAACCGCTCTCTGTCGGAATAAATATAAAGTCATTAATTACAAGGGTTCTGGGTGTTGTTGTTTCTGTTGGGATAAAAGAGATATATTTATTTTGTTCATCATAGTATGTGTTTGAGTCTAGTAACTCTTTCCAGTCTCTAGATATTCCATAAATATATTCAAAGTCTACTCTGTTATTTGCGTCTGAGCAAGAGAACAGTTGTCCCTGTTCTGGCTGAACTACATGTATCGGCTGGATATAAAAATTAGCATCATTATAATGTCTTGCAATTGACGTTGCTGGAAGACCGTATCTATATACAGCAGGAGCATCTACTATAAAAGAATCTCCAGCATCTGACGTTGGGCCAATCTGCAGGTCTAAGGCAGTATTTGTAAATTTAAAATTTGAATCTATAGACTTTAACGCAACCTGCTTGCCATCAATAAAAAGCTTAATTGAATCTACTGAATATACTCCAGCAAGGTGTACCGCTTTCTTTGAATATGAAAGTGCCCATCTTACCTGCTCTGTATTTGAAACCTTAAATACAATATCTCCCTTTTCCCAATATAGACCAATGTTATCTGTTGTGTCGGCAAATAGGGTGGTAAGATTTGTAGATTGAATTGACGGGCTTACCCAAAGTTCTATCGTAAAGTCATTATCTGAAGAGTATTTATTTCCAAGCCCGTTTGAAACAGATGAGCCATAAAAGTCTTTTGATGTTGGTACTGTTATATAAGCAGTATTTGTTATCTTGGTTCCTGATCCACCGCCTGGAATAATTGGTAACATATTGGCTGCAGGTGATCCTACATATGTAGCATTGTTTCCACATCCAGAAATATCTGCTGCATTAGTGCCTGAAGATTCGTCAAGTGGCCAGAAGCCAATAGGATAATCTTTTATTACCTTTAATTGATAGGACATAATTTTATTTTACCATTTAATAAATGATAAGTCTATATTGTAATTGTTCCTGTCCCGCCAGTAAATCTATATACACGATATCCTGAACGAGTTGGTTGGTCATATGTTAAACCAGAAATTGTTAAAGCTGGATTAGATGATGGATAAGCTATAATTAAAACACCGCTAGATCCATTTCCCCCACTACTTGATCCAGAGCTTGATCCTCCGCCTCCGCCACCAGAGCCGTATGAAGAAGCACTAGATCCTCCACTATTAGCCCCTCCATTGCCTCCAACGCCAGAGCCACCTGTTCCACCTGCTCCTCCAGATCTAGATGCTCCACCACCACCACCAGAATAAAATTGTGATGTTCCTGTTATTGAAGATGAAATTCCAGATCCACCATTACCGCCCTTTTCAGGTACAACAGTTGCATTTTCGCCTGCAGATCCCGCTCCTCCGCCGCCGCCCATTACGCAACAGTTTGTATAGGTTCCTCCTATATTTCCTTGACCAGAAACTGCTGTAGTTGCCGATGCAAGCTGATAAGTTGGATGCCCTCTTCCTCCTGCTGATCCGCCTCCTTCCGCATTAACTTGACCACTAAGGCCCATGCCCTGCATTTCTCCAGCTCCTTTTCCACCGCCATAGGCAATAAGATTAAATGCTGAGGTGTTGCCTCCGCTTGTTCCTTCGCTGCCATTAGTTGCACCAGTTCCAGCTGATCCTATAGTAATATTATATACTCCAGCTGTTTTACCTAAACTTCCATAAAGCAGTCCACCTGCTCCTCCGCCGCCACCCTGGTAACCTGCTCCACCGCCACCACCGCCTCCTGTCATGAGATACTCAAAAGTTAGTCCTGGCTCAGATGTTAAGCTGAATTGCCTTGAAAGTGTAGTTACGCCATCTGAAGCATTAATCGTAAATGTATAAGTTGTACTTGTTGCAACGTCTGGTAACGTTCCTGAAATTACTCCTGTTGATGAGTTTAGTGTAACTCCTGAAGGAAGAGAAGAACCTGATGCTAATAAATAAGTCATGTTATCGCTAGCATCTGTTGCTTGTACTGATACACTTATAGAAGTTTGCTCTACAAAAGTTCCTAGAGTTCCTGCTGAAGTAACCCATGACGGAGCAGCATTAGATGTAATGCTAAATGTTCTTGGTACAGCAGGATTTGCTCCATCTGACGCATTAATTGTAAACGTATAAGTTACATTAGATGATATATCTGGAAGTGTTCCCGAAATAACTCCAGTTGAAGAGTTTAAAGTAACTCCTGAAGGTAGCGTTGAACCTGACGCCAAAGAGTAAGTTACTGTTGAGTCATCTGTGGCTGTTGCCGAAACAGATATTGCTACGTTATCTGCAAATGTTCCTAGGGATCCTGCTGCAGTTTGCCAAACAACTATATTGTTTACATATAAAGCATCTGGAAGCAATCCAAAAAGATTAGAAGTGTTTGTAACTTTAACATCATACGGTTCATTAGCACTTGTAAGTCCTGTGAACAATGCGCTAACTGAAACAATAGAATTTACTGTCGTTGAACTGGCATTAATTTCTACCCCATTTGTTCCAATAACAGAGGCAATAGCTCCTGTTGTAAAATTGGTTCCCGTAATTTCTAATGTTGCAGATCCTACCGATTCAAGGTAGCTACCTGAAACCGATACAACTCCTGGGGTTTCAGAAACAATATTCTGCCATCCAGAAGATGTATAAAGCTCAAGTCTCTTTTCTTCACCGTTAAAATATGGCTGGCCTGAATTTGGATTTGCAGGTCTTCCTGCAGTATTTCCAAACGGGATACCTGATGAACTTGATTTTCTAATTGCCATTAGTCGAACCTCCAGCCAAGCGTTGTGCCTGTATATGTAAATATTGATGTACCTTGATTAACATCTAGTATAGCATCTTCTGTTAATCCGTTAATCTTCCCGCCGTTTCTTAAGATTGTAATGTTATTTGTTGCCGCTGATCCTGTTGCATCTATCACTACAACTTCTTGTCCAAGGGTTGGGCTTGCAGGAAGTGTTAATGTTCTTGCTGCTGTTGTATCAACAAAATATCTGCGTCCCGCCACTAATGTTGTGTTTGCAGAAATTGCTAGATTGACCTCTTGTTTATATGATGAAAGGGCGGAATTAAGAGCAGTAGTATCTACATAATCTGAAGGAAGGGCAGCCTTGATTCCGACTTCTACCCATTCAGTTCCGCTCCATACTTTAATTATCTTAGCCATTACTACTCTACCTCAATCTTAGACAATATTCCTAAATCCATTATGTCTTCTATACTTATTAAATTTAATCCTGTGGTATCAAAATCTCCGTCTGTAAAACTTGCAACAACTCTAGAGTCTGAATCTATTATGCTTAATTTAGCTATAGTATATTCTGTTGTAGATCCATCTTCTGAAGGGATACCTAAAAGAGTCTTAATCTCTGAGTGCCATGAATTAAACTCTTCTATATTATTAAATAGTATATACATTATACACCCCACTTAGTTGTAAAATATGTTTCTACTGCTGCAACATCTACGCTGGAGCTATTATATATTAAAATTTCTGCTATTTCACCTTTTGCCAAGTAGCTTGTGTCACCAGGCATGTAAGCTCCAATTGTTTTAATTGGTGCTGTAGGTACAAAGCCTGATCTATTAAATGATCCCGCTCCTGATTTATTCCATCTTAAAGAACCGCTTGAAGTTCCGCTCCATACAAGAGAGGTCTGTCTCCACAAATTATTTTCTGATGTAGATAGAATGTTGCCGTCAGCCAACATAGAGGCCTGGGCTGTTTTATCAACATTTAGCCTATAGTTATTTTTTTGAACATACCAACTAACTCCGCCGTCATCAGATCCAATTATTGTAGATCCCGTAATAGAATTAAGAAAGTTGGATTTTACTACAGCAAAAATAGCAAAGTTGTTAGCCAATGTTGTTGTATTTGCAATATTAAACATATCATTTGTTCCATCAAATAATATTGTATTTTTTCCATTTAGCCCTGAAGAAACAATTGTTGGCTGGAATGAAGCCGTGCTCTGTGTAGCATGTTTTGTGTTTCCGCTCTTATCATTCCATTGTGTAATATTAGATCCACTAAGAGTTATTGTTGAAGCATCGCTTGAATCATACCAGGCAAAAAGATTAGTCTGTGGTGGAAGGAGTTCTACTGCTGTAATTGAATTAGATGCAGCAGAAAGTTCTGACATTCCATTAGCATTTGTTGCTGATACTTTAAAGGTATATGTAGTTCCAGTGTTTACTGAAATATTTGCAGATGTAGAAGTTGCTACGTTAGTAGAATCAATAAGGGTAGAGCCTGAAAACTTATGTACTGTATAAGTAGTAATTGCAGATCCACCAGTTGCTCCTGCTGTCCAAGTTACGTAGGCTGTTGTACTTCCCACAGCAGTTGCAGTTCCAATTGTTGGAGCCTGGGGAACTGTTGTTACTGTAATTGGAGAAGATGTTGTTGGAGTTGATGATCCATATAGGTTAGTTGCTGTAGCTGTAAAAGTATATTGTGTTGATGATTGAAGTCCAGTAATAATTGCATATGGGGTAGTTACTGTTGTTGTGCTACTTGATGGGGTTGATGTAATTACATATGATCTTCCTGGAACAGAAGGAAATCCTAAATCTAATTCGACTCCGCCGTCATTATATGCTCTAGCTGTTCCTAAATTTGTAGGGGTTACTGTAAGATTAGATGGATTTGCTCCCACCTTTTCCCATCCATATGTAGAGCTATATACTTCAAGGTACCCTGTTGTGGTATTTGAGTATACATCTCCATTTGAAGATAAAAAATTTGTTGGTCTTTGAATGCTTGTTCCGCTTTGAACGCCTTTATTTAACTGAACATAGGTTTGTGTTGCAAGGTCGGCGGTATTAGTTATTCCATGTACAGAAGTAGTAGCAGTATTGTGTGCTGTTATTGCCGCCGCTGTTTCGGTGTCGGTAGCAAGATTACTAGCGGTTGTAAGTATACTTGCTATATCTCTGATTCTAGACATTAAACTGCGTACCTCAAAATTACCACACCAGAACCCCCATCTGCGCCTGTTGCTCCACCGTTTCCGTGAGATCCACCACCACCACCAGTATTTGCAACTCCAGGAAGTCCAGGAGAAACGTTACAGTCTCCTCTACCGCCTCCACCAAGTCCTCCTGAAGCCTGAACTTGATCTCCTCCAGATGTGCTTCCTCCACCGCCACCGCCTGCAATGTAGCCTGTGTTATAAATTGTAAGCGTATCTCCTGACACTAAACTTGAAACTGCAGAAAGCCAAGTAGCCCAGTCATTTCTTCCTGCGCCACCATTACCTGCTCTAGATGAGTTTGAATTTAATCCTGTTTGTCCTGCGCCGCCTCCACCGCCACCAGGTTCTCCAGCACTTCCTCCGCCTGTTCCTCCAGAACTTCCATAACCAGTACCTCCGTTATTTGAAGTCTGAGTACTAGAACCTCCAGCTCTAGTTCCTACACCAGAGTTAGCACCTCCTCCGCCTCCGCCAGAACCTCCGTTGCCTCCAGAGTCAGCATTTGTTGTAGACCCTCTGCCTCCTCCAAACGCTGTAAGTACCGATGCTCCATCTGTAAATGTTGAATCTCCTCCATTTGCTGGAACCCCGCTATTGCCTAATCCTCCAGAACCTACTGTTATTGAATATGTACCTAACTGAACAGTGCGTCCAGAATGATACAAAATACCACCTGCTCCACCACCGCCGCCATGATCATTGTCTCCAGCACCGCCTCCTGCTACCAAAAGAATTTGTACAGTTCCAGCACCAGCACAATTAAAAGAATCAGACCCAGTATTCTTAAATAAATGATACTTGTATCCACCAGAAGTAACTGTTAGTCCTCCAGTTGAATCAGACAGAATTCCATTTACAAGCAATGAGAATTGTCTATCAACATAATTTCCACCACTATCTGTTGCTCTGACTGTAAATGTATTGTTCCCAGCAACAGTTGGAGTTCCAGATATCACTCCAGTTTCACTATCTAAAGATAGTCCAGATTGCAATGTTCCTGATAGCAGGGAATAATCTACATCTAAATTTTCTATATCTGATGCAACTAACGTTGTAGAGTATGCAGATAATCTAGTTCCTGAAGGTAATGTTGGTGAAGTTTGCCATGAAGGAGCTGTACCAGAGTTAATTGAATTAGATAATATGTGCAAATTTGATCCTGTTGGTGCTACTACATTAAGATTTACCGCTTTTAAAGAATATGTTCCTATTGGTAAATTATCTGGTCTTGTAAATGTAATAGATGAAGATGAATTTACTGTAAGTGATTTTGGATAATATTCGTTTAGCGAAGAGTCTAATATTGTTAACACTACGTTATTTGCAATATTACCGCCAGTAATTGTTGCAGTGTCATTTATTGAAGGTAAAGAAGTGGGTGTTACTGAAGATAAAAAAGCTCCTGCTGTTGTTTGAGAGGTTGTATTTGTAGCAGTAAATGTTGTTTTATAACTAAAAGATAAAAGGTCTCCAGTTGATCCACCAATAATTACAATTTTATTAAAATTTCCTGTAGCATTTAAAGATGGAGATTTTGTATATCCAACTTGATTGCCAGATGTATCATATACATAAATATCATAAGATGAGTCCAGTAAAGCTGAAGCAATTGTATAAGCTCCCGCAAAGTATTCTTTGCTAAATGTAGCAGTAGTAATGCTTCCACTCAATGTTACGTTAAAGTCATTTGCTCCAGTAGCTGGAAGCCATCCTGAAGATGTATAAATTTCTTGTACGCCTAGAGTACCATTATAAAATGTTTGACCAATTGATGGACTTGCTGGTCTATTTTCTGTTGGTCCATAAGGAACACCCGTCATGCTTGACATTCTAATATCTGGCATTATCCGACCTTCCATCCATATGTTACGCCTGTATATACCAATACTGTCCAGGCACCGTTCATATCTATAATTAAATTTCCTGCATTCCCATTAATTAATCTACCATTACGGGCCACTGTTATATTATACGTCGAAGCGTTTCCAGAAGCATCTAGGATCTGAATTTCATCATTTAATGCAGGAGATGCTGGAAGTGTTAATGTGAGGGCTGAAGCCGATGTTACGAAATATCGCTTCTTGGCCAAAAGGTTTGTATTTGCAGATATTGAAAGTGGGGCAACTGAGGTATTTGCTGCAAGTAGGGCATCTGTTTCTGCCTGTGTATATGTGTTTACTGAATTAAGATTGGTTACTGTTACTACTTCGATTATATCGTTTACTGCCGCCGCAGATCCTAGAATAACTGTATTAGTTCCTGAAGTAGTATAATCTGTTGTCTTAAGTAGTAGAAGACCGTTGAAGTATACCTGCTCAAATCCATCGATAAATGGAACTGTTGTTACAAAATTTGTTTGTCCAGCGGTTGCTGTGAATGGCTGGCGTCTTATAATATTTGAATCAAATACGGTTACGTTATCATCTGAGTCAATCCAGATCTGACCGATTTCTGGAGATGTTGGAGCAGTTGTTTGATATAGGGCTCCAGGTTGTGTTGAAGCATCAATCTGATCAATTACGAATGCTGTTGTAGCTACTTGTGTGCTATCGGTTCCTACCGCCGCTGTAGGTGCTGTAGGTGTGCCTGTAAGGGCAGGAGAAGCAAGTGGTGCCTTAAGAGCTAAGTTATTAGTTACTGTAGTTGCAAAGTTTGCGTCTGCGCCAAGGGCATCTGATAATTCTTTTAATGTGTCTAGTGTAGCTGGGGCGGAATTAACTAAGTCCGCTAATTCTGTTTGAACATAAGCTGTAGTAGCAACTTGTGTAGTATTAGTATTTGCTGCTGCAGTAGTTGTAAACATAGCACCAGATGCATCAACTTTAGATAATACCGTTCCAGCACTATTTTGCCACTGCTGCAAGTCGGCAGTTTGAGAAGCAAATCCCTTGACGGCAAATGGTATCTGACCAGCATTTCTATTAGTTGCTATTACAGAACTTCCATTATTGCCATTAGAGTTAAGTGATAAATATGATCCATTATCTGATATATCTACAAGACCAGAAGTATATACATAGTTAGACTTTAAAAATCCTGCTGAATTTATAAAACCTACAACAGCTCCGCTTGAGTTCTGCCATTCAAAAATGTTTGCCGTTTGAGATGCAGCGGCTTTAATTGTAAAGCCAACAGTAGATGCTGTAAATCCATTTATAAGAACATTACCGCTATTAGAAATTCTCATTCTTTCAGTTAGGGTAGTTGAGCCAATTGCTGTTGTATGGAATGTTATTCTTGCAGGATTTGAGGTAAGGCTTGGAGTAGAATCATCATTGGATATTACTATCTTTCCAGAAGCATATCCCAAAGAGCTTACATATTGTTGTCCTTCTAAAGTTACAAGATCGTCTCCAGATACAGCATCTGCATAACCGTTTCTTGCCTTAATTCCTACAAATCTACCACTTTTTGAAGTTGCAGATAAATTTCTTAACCAAACTTGAGTACTATCAGCAGAAGTTGTATCTATAACAATTCCAGGATAATTTAAGCTAACCAAAACTCCGTTATATGTTCCTGCCTGTATTGCACCATTGCTTGCAATAGACGCTTGTACTGCGCCAGCGCTGTTCTGCCATTGCTGCAGGTTTGCAGTTTGCGATGCTGCACCTTTTAAAACTAATGGAACTGTTGATGCTGTACTTGATGTAATTGTATCTCCGCCTGCTTTTGAAACCTTATTTCCAATTGATGTAGCCGTTGTCGTTGCAAAATTTGCATCATTACCAAGTGCTGTGGCAAGTTCGTTAAGTGTATCTAATGTGGTTGGAGCAGAGTTAACTAGGTTATTTACTGCTGTTGTAATATCTGAAGTTAGGGCAAGAGTACCTGCGGCATTTGGAAGGGTTACTGTGATATCTGATACTACATCTGGAGCTTGTAATGTTAGCTCATGTGCATCCGCCGTTGCACCTTCAATAATAATTTTATTTTCTGGAACTATTAAATTTCCGTCTGCATCTAATGTAGCTGGGCCAGAAGGCTGTCCTAATGCATTTAATGGGATATAGTCGCCTAGGCTATTTTGCAAATCTCCTGATAATACGAAGTCATTTGATAGATCATAGTTTTTCCAAAGCTGGGTTGTTGAATCATATACTAGAGCGTCTTTATTTGCTAGGGATGTTATTAATACGTTATGTAGTTCTTCTACCTCAAAGCCGTTTTGAATTGATACAAATATTGATCCTGTATTCTGTTGTCCGCCTCTTACTACAACTCCAAGATATACTAAGTGTGCTGGTGCTACTGGTTTATTAATAAGACCAAATATCTTTGCTCCGTTGACTCCAAGCCATACTGGGTCTCCGTCTACCGCTCCAGTTGTATCTACACCTTCTATAAGTCCGTTTGTAATTACTTGACCGTTCGAGTTATTTGATATTGTAGAACTTACTAAACCGAATGTTTTTGATGAGCCAGCCTCGCTAGCATTTGAAGCGGCGGCAACAAGTAGCTTTCCAGAAGCCCCGTCAGAACCAGTTACTCTTACTGGAGTACCTATAGTTAAAGATGATCCGCTTTGATTTCTTACATCCTGATAAATTAATTTTGTACCAGATATACC